TTCTCCCCCAATTGTACAGATCATCAAACGAGGTCACAAACACCCCTCGCTTTTGGAGATCGGATTTCAATGCTTCATCAACCATTTTTCGGGAAAGGCGGGCACGCTAATGGGTTCCTTGAAGATCATGCCATGCGAAAAACGCAATTGCTTGATCTGGATCAACAAAAAATCAGATATCCAGCCCGGCGGCGAGGGTTTTCCGGATTTTCGGCCATCCTGCTGCCTGAGTTTTAAACCCGAAAAGATTTCCCCTTGCCTTTCCGTTTTTTTTATACCACCCTCCCCACCCCGCCAACTTCAAGACCCTATCGTCCAGTGGCCTAGGACACCGCCCTTTCACGGCGGTAACACGGGTTCGAATCCCGTTAGGGTCGCATTCAGCATCAGCGAGTTACGTCGTGAGACCACGTTTTAAGTTTGGGATGCCCTGATTTGGCCGGATTTGGTGCGATATCCCTTGAATAACAGGGCTTTGTGCGTACCAAACTTTCAAAAGCTCCAAGGTTCTAGAAAATTCAGCCTTGGAAAGTGTGAAAAGGGTCACCCAAAAGGGTTGATTTCGGCAGTTTCAGCGAACCACTCCGTTTGCAGTGAAAGCGATGAGCGCTTGTTCGATGATCTGAGCCACTTTACCGGCCGGCCAGTCGGAGTATCCCTGGAGAATCCGCTTGTTGAGATCGTCCGGGGACGAACTATCCAGGATCATCTGCCGAACTGGCGCGAGTGTGCCGCGGAATGCCTGCGCAAGTGGCGCGGATCCGCTGCGAGCGATGCTATCTAGGGCGGATTCGGCCCGATCCAAGCGTGACATTGGCGTCACGCTGAGCGCCATGGGAAGGTTTGGACCGACCGCCGGCGCTGTGCGTTCCACTGGAAGTCCGAGTTTCTCACTGAGGGCCGAGAGTCCTTCGTCTGTGACGCGGAGGCCGGCCTGGCTGAGAGATGAAAGAAGATCCCCGGTGGCCTTTGCCTCCGAACTGGAGACGGATCCCCACGAGATCTGAGGAACTTCGCCTGGGATGCCGTTGATTTGGAGAAATTGGCGGAAGAGCTGGTCGCGGACGGTCTCACCGAGAACTTTTGCGTCGAACTGCCGATAATCATCCCGAACATCCGCATGTGCGGTCGCCACACCACTCCCGAGGCCGGTGGATTGCGCTTCTGCGGAAAGGGTCTGCCCGACGATGAGCTTGGAGATCTCACGTCGGCTGATGGTGTAGAATTTCTCGAACGCCTCGCCGGCGGACTGCGAGGCCGCCTGCTTGATTTCGACATCCGTGTCCTTCGAGACCACGAGACCGCCGATTTTGACGGCCGCCGAGAAGGCTCGTTCCAGGGTCGTCCGGGACTGATCGTCGGTCTGATCATATTTTCCGACCAAGAACGGAGACCCGTAGCGGTCCAGGAACCTCGACCACCAATCGCGATCCATCACGCCCAGGAGCCACCAGAACAGGATCGAGCGCATGGGGCCGCCCCAATGGTCGGGAGTAGTCAGCAGATGGCTCCGGTGGATCAAGTATCGGCGCTCATCTGGAAGGAATGCTTCATTTGTGGGGTTTCCGGCCGCATCCGTCGTCCGGATCCGGAGCGTCCCGGTGCGAAAATCAAGCAGCTCATGAGGAACCGGGCAGAGCTCCGCCAGTTTGTATCCGCCTTTGTCCGCGCAGTAGATTTTTTCGACCACCGATACCGGCCAGAGAACAGAGTCCTGCAAATGCCCGAGCGCCCGGAGCCAGCCCGGCACACGCTTGATCATCTGCTCTACGGCCGTCGACGCCAACACGTCATCCGGAGTTTTCTTGTCCTCCGGCAAAATGGAAAACGTGTTCCCGATCAGGACCAGCTTGCGTTTGGAAAACTCGCTCTGAATGTGTGGATCAGAGAGTAGCGCGTCCCGATAAATGGCGAAGAGTTCCCTGACGTCGCCGCCTTCCGCCTGGCGAAGCGCTGAGTGGAGAGAGTCCACGTCAAGATTTGACGCGCGAAAATTCGGTTCGTTGAGAGTATTGTAAACTGTGATCCGACGAACCGGGATCCACGACTGCACAAGGGTTTTGAGACGATCAAGCATTGTTCATTCCTCCAGGGTTTCGGTGTAGCGCGGCAAAAGGGTTTATCCAACCCGCGCTGCGTGATTTGCCACCGAAGGTTCCCACCCGGGCGGCGGAGGCCACGGCGGGGCCGCCCGGCCCGATGATCGCGTGAAGCCCTAACTTGCTTGCGTCGAACGTGTCCGCGTGATTTCCGGCGCTGTCCACCTCGGCGGCAAAGGTGCCGCGATCCCGCTTCACCAGGCGAAAGTCATCCTTGACCCAGACTTCATCAGCCATGGCGAAATGCCCGTCCTCCATTGTGTTGACGATCAGGTTTCCCAGGTAAACTTTGAACGTCATAGTTTCGCCGAGATAGGTGTGGTTCTCACTGGATACCACCAGATCAATCGGCACCAACGCCCCCAGATCCCGTTTCAGATCGGCTGCGAAAAACCGCTCGCTCGTCGCGTCGATGCAGAGCTTGCGCACCCGGCGCGGCGCTATCCGCATGAGCACGGCCTGGATGATCGCCCTCGTCACTGCCGGATCATTCGTCTTCCACCGGAGCAGGAGCCGCTCCACAAAATCCAGCCCGACTTTCTCCACGAGAGCGAGTGAGGAAGGGTTGCTCTTTTCCTTCTCGGTCGTGGCCACATCGAGCCCAAGCCCGAGAGTGCTGTGCTCCACCAGTGGGATCAACGCTGGAAGGATTTCCGCGAGAGAGATTTTTCTGCGTGGTTTCACAGTGCCACTTCCTCGGTGATATCCCGCGCCACGCAGCCATACTGCCGCCCGAGCTCCATGCTGCGGGTGAGCGCCGCCAGGCTCACGGCTGCCGTGCCGCCGGTGAGATATTTGAGCCCGTAGTTGCGATCCCAGGCCGCCTTGTCGAAATAGATTGCCCGGTGTTCATCCGGCGAGAGCGGCTGCTTGGTCTTCTGATCGTAGATCGGGTGCCCGCCCGCGTAGGCATCGTAGGCATCCACGCGATGCACGATGAAGCCAGCCTGGGACTCATACCAATTCCCCTTCGGATTCACCGGAAAATCATCCACCGGAGGCAGTGTCAGCTCCCAGGAATAATGCGCGTCATCTGGCGGCGGCGTCGAGGCCATCATGCAGCGGAACTCCGGATTGTCGTCGATGAAAGGCATCACCGCTTCGAGCACATCCTTGAAATTCTCGATGCGCCCAAACTCGTCCACATAAAGGTTTCCGCCATACCCGACAGCCGTGCCGGGGTTTGGCGCGATCACCTTCGAGCGACTGTAGGTCGTCCTGTCGTGCCAGATCTTCGTTTCCAGTTTTCCGTGTTCAAACACATCGCAGAAATCATCCTCCGCGAGCCCGTCCACGCTCGTCTCCAGCTTCTGCCCGTTTGCTTTCACTGCATCGCGGAACTTCGAGAGCACGGATTGCCACACCTCGTATTCCTTGCGGATGAACTCCTGCCCCAGCGTGATCGAGGCCGACATGAAGATATTCAGTATCCCCGCCTTTTCCATCATCTGGCGCAGGGACTTCGAGGCCATCATGTGCGACTTGCCAGCGCGGCGACGCCACGAGAGCACGAGCAGCCCGCAATCGTCCCGCCAAAACGGTTCGACCTGCCAGGGGCGGAGTTTTACAAGTGGCTCGGGCATGTGGTGGTAAAAAAGATGGCGGAGAACGGGACGAGTTCACCGAGAAGAAGCGGCAGCGCTCGTTGTGGCCAGATCGCCGCCCGCTCCCCGCCAAGGTCGGGTTAAGTGGGCCGTTCTCCGAACAAAAGTTGGATCATCTTCGGCATTTTGATTTTTTTTGGTTCATCGACCGCGGCGATTGCGAGGAGTTCCTGGCGTGCGGCCTCCGAGAGTTTGAGGAACATTTCCGCCGTTGCGCGTTTGAACCGCTGTTCGTCCAGGTCGAGCTGGCGATCCTTCCGCGCGAGGTTCGCCTCGGCTGTGCGGGCTGCGAGCAGCTTTGCCTCGCTATCGCGCAGCTTTGCCAGGGATAGCGCGAGCCCCTCGATGGTCTTCTCATCCGCACTTTCCAGAAACTCCAGAATCTTTCCGCCGGCCACGGCCGCCGCACCCTCGCTCACCGATCCGCCCGCCTTGGCCAGATCCAGAGCGTAGGCCGAGAGCTGCTTGAGGTTCTCCACCTTTTCACGCCGGGCGATCCAGTCCTGGTATCCGCCGCCCTTCCACTCACTGAGATTCTGCGACGTGATCGGCTGCTCGCTGAAATGCTCATCCAGCACGGCAAGCACTTCCGGCAGCGTGTGGAGCCAGCCGATGATTTGCGGACCGGTCTGTCCATCGTGGAGACGGAGATTCACCTGCTCCCGGATCTTCGCCGGCAGCCGCGCGATTTTTCCTTTTCGTGTCGGGTCGTCAGACATTGATCAGCAGATATGGGATTGTCTTCTGCCCGTGCCGGTCCATTTCCGAGTAGGCCAGGCTCCGGAATGCGTCCCATTGGTCCGGGTGCAACGTTTGGCAGCCAAGGCTCGAGGTCGAGTTGCGCGCTCCGCGGTGGATGTTTATGGCGATCCCCCGCGACATCCCCGCCTGACCGTCGCGGATCACCGGCAGACCCTCATCGGGCGTAGCCGGACGGAATGCCGGATACCCTCCGCCAGGGCGCGAGATCCCGTGCTTTCCCTTTTTATAAATGTGCAGCCCCGGTGCCAGCGTCGCCACTCCCGGACGGAAAATGCTCGGATCCACATTCGCGTTGAATGCCATGCACCCGCTCGGGCTGTTGAGGAAGATCGCGTCGTCGTAGATCCCGCGATCATTCACGCCGGGCTTCCCCATCGTGTCCCGGTAGTATCCCCGCACGCCGAGCAGCGCCACGGTCACACGCACGCCACCGTCGAAAAGCTTCGATGCGACTTTCTCGCGCGGCCAGCCGGGCCGGGATGGAGGGAGCATCGTCATTTGTGGATGAACCAGCCGATGGTGCAGAGGACGAATCCGCCAACCCAGATCCCGAGGCCGATGGCTGCAAGGATCATGCCCGGTGAGATCCTGCGCCGGCGACGGCCGCCCGGAGGCTTCCATGGATAGGGGTTGAATTTTTTCATACGTGGAGCAGTTGCATGGTCGGGAGGAGGTTCTCGCCTTCCAGCCAGGTTCCGTGGTCGAAGCCAGGTTGCCAGTGCGTGCTCACCCTGTGCTCGATCACATCGGCCACGTTCATCGCGCCGGTGAAGCCGAGCGATCCGTAGCCATTCGAGAAAAAATTCATAAAAGGGTGTGAGATTCGCGCGAGCCAGAGCGCCCGGTCGTCCGGCGAGCAGCACAGCTGGACCCGTTGCACCGCGCCGCGTAGCAGCGCCAGGTTGAGCCCGTTCGCCTCGAAGTCCGCCTCGCAGGCCGCCGCGATGAGTTGCACGCCCTCTACCGCCCCGTCGAGATAGGCCAGCGCCCGGCAGATCACGTCACATCCATTCGAGTGCCCCCGCAGGAAGATCCGCCAACCCCTCGCCAGATACCTGTTCACCAGATCGGCGAGCGCGACCGCCCGCTTTTGCTGCCACACATGCCGGGTGAGCACGCCGGAGAAATGCTCGAACTTTTCCTCCCGCATCCCGAGATGCAGATGCCCGAGCGTCACCGCGCGATCCGTCCATCCATCCGAGCGTCCTGGGAATGCCAGGATCCCGTTCACGTTTATTTCCACCTCCCTCATGCGTGCCGGAAGATTCATTGTCCCCTTTCGTATTGGAGTACCCCCGCGCCGGTTACCTGGTAGTATCGCGTCGATCCGAGCGCATCCGGCTTCCAGCTTGCGAGTTCCAATCCGACGAGCAGTTCGCAGGCCTCGGCGGTTTCGTCCGTCGTGTAGTCGCCACCGTTGCGGTTTATCGCCCGGCGAATCACATCCGCCGCGTAGGCGAGGCGGGGACGCTCGGCGAGATGCGCGAGCACGGCGTGGCGGCATTCTTCTTTTCGTTGCATGCTTACTTCACGGTATTTGCAATCTGGCCTTCCAGTCGGCCAATGTTCAGGTTCAGATCTTGGAAACTTTTGTTGATCGACTGGGCGAGTTGCCCGTAGTCGTCCTTCGCTTCTTTCCTCGTGTCGTCCATCTTCTGGAACAGGCTGGCGATTGTCCCGGCATGGTCGCGGTCGAGCCGTATCATCTCCTCGTGGAAATCCGTGAGCTTCGTTTCCCAGCGCTTCTCCGCGCCGCTCACGTCCTCGCGATGCTGCTTGTTGCACTCCGTGCAGCGCTTCTCCCAGCGCGCCTCCACCATGCCCAGCGCCGCGCCGATCCGGTCATCGATCTCCCGCTCGATTGGCGGCTGCCGGCGTATGAGCGCCCACGCGCCGAGCAGCGCGATCAGGGCGATAAATGTGGCGACCACCGCCACGGCCACCAGCCAGTATTCGTTCTTCTCCAGATTTACCTGCCCGCTCTGCGCTAAAAAAAAGATGGAAGCAACCATGCTTCCGCCACTCAACCACATCGCGGGATCCCGAGCCGTCAGGGCTGCGGGGGATGCGTGGTATCAATTCGCGTACACACCTGCCGGGGTGAGATTCGCCGTGTTGGCTTCCACCCGTTCCAATAAAGCGACCAGGCGCTTTATTGGGGCCGACTCGTCGAGGGATTTTTTGAGATCCGCCGCCTTTGGTCCATCGCCCGGCCCGCTCCCCTTCGGGTTCAGGAAGCTTTCCGCCCGCGTCCCGGCTCCCCCCAAAAGTTTTTGCACCCCTTCCCACAACCCGCCCATCCCCGCCAACCCGGTTCCGCCTTCGCCCTTTTTTGGGTTCAGGATATTCTCCATCACCTGGGGATTCAAGACCTGCACCATTTGACCATAGCCACCCGTTTCCGTCGCACGGAACTCGCGCTTTGCCGCGCCAGACAGGAACATGTCTCCAGAGCTTGCCTGCCGCAGCTGCTCGGCCAGTGGGACCATTGGTGCAGTGTTCTGCCCCGCCGCAGCATTCCGCAGGCTTTCGCCAATGTTTTTGAACTCGGGGATATTTCCCAGGTTCTCCCCGATCTGGGTTATCGTTTCTTTCAGAATGGCTCCGGCCTCATTTGCGGAAGAAAGCATTGGGGCCGTAATTTGCTCGAAGTCGATTTTTCCCGCCACATATTCCGCCGAGTAGGAATATGCCTTGGATGCTTTATCCGATTCACCTGCCTGCTTGCGCATTTCTTTTGTGTCTGCGCCCAGCCGAAACTGCGCAGGAAGAAGATCCACAACATCAGCCATCGTCGAAAGCATCACAGACCGGAAGGACTCGGCGATACTCAAGAATTGATATTTTACAGACTGCCAAAATCCGCCGTCCGTAAATAAGTTGACCGCGCTTTGGAACACCCCCTTCAGGACTTCAGCACCGATTCGCATCGCCCCACTGAGGATAGTACCTAAATTCCCGAACACCGCTTTATTGGCCCCGATAAATGCGCTCTTCACCACAGCGCCCAGCTCCCCGCTTTTGAAGAGGTTGAACGCCCCGGAGATCCCTGTCGCGAGCGTCTTCCCGAACGCTTCCGCCTTCGGCTGCCACTCGGCAATGCGGGCGGTGAGTTCGGAGATGATCGGGGTGAGGGCCCTGGTGATCGGTGCCCCGAATTTTGTTTCCATTTGCTCCCAGGAATCTGTGAGGTTCGAGAACTGGCCCTTGAAAGTGCCCGAGATTTCCTTCATGCCGCCACCGAATTTTCTGCGGATGATCTTCCGCACGCCCTCCATTGCCTGGTCCGCGCTTCCCACAAATGACCCGCTCCGGTCAAAGACGAGCCCGACCCCCTCGAGATCCTTCATGGAAATCCCGAACGCCCGCATCCGCTCGAACGCCTCGCCGAACTGCCCGCTCTTCATGCGGCCAAATCCGTCCGCCACTTCATTGATCGGTTTATCCATCAATGCCGCCATGTCGCCGTTGTCCTTCATCAGCGGGATCACCTCCCCGGCGGCGAATCCGAATGCCAGGAGCTGCTTGGCGGCCGGTGCCACCTCCGTGATCTGGAATGGCGTCGAACCAGAAAATTGCGTCACATCCTTGAGCATTTGTGCCGCCTGCTTTCCGCTGCCAAGCAACGTCTTGAAGGATTTTTCAAGAACCTCGACATCCGCCGCCAGCGTGATCGGCTTGGTAAGCGGTTCGACCAGCGTCCTTATCGCTCCAGGGATGTTCGCCAGCCCGGTTATCGTGTTGCCGATATTGCTCAACTCGCTGGTGAATCCCTTGATACTTCCCTGCGCCGCCCGCATCGGGCCGGTGAATGCTCCCGTCGTGAGCGATAGTCCGTATTGAAGCACTGTCATGCGCCAAAGGTTGGTGCAGCCCCTCAAAAACATGAAACGCGGCTGCGGGCCGTGCGACCAGGGGGCGGCTTTTAACGACGCGGCATGGAGGAGCGCGGCTTCTCATATCCGCGCCGGTTCCTGGAATACTCGATGAACTTGTCCCGAATCGCCTCAAGAAGATCGTATCGGTTCACCTCGGGATGTTTTTCCAGTACAAGATCCACCATCTCGTGGAATCTACGCGCGTGGGCATCCTTCTCAGATTCGCTGCAATTTACCATTGCGTAGCGAGTCGCAAGGAGTGTCTCCAGTATCTCGTTACGCGACTCCGAGGACATCCCGCATGATGTTCTTTCTGCGGGTTTCCGTCATCCCGCCGTGCCACATGCGGGAGTCTTCCCGAAGTTCCTCCATTTGAGAAGTTACGCATGCAAATGGAATCCCGATGTGCTCCGGGTCGATGGATCGGTGGTTCTGGAGTTCGAGGACAAGCAGCTCCCCGGAACCAACGAGAAAATTGATCAGCGCCCTGTGGTATTCCATATCCCTGGAGGTGGCGTCTTTTTTTAACATCTGCTCCTGCTCGACGCTCCGGAAAATTTTGATCAGGCTGTACCAAGCCGACAGCCTGCGCAGGAGGTGGATTCGGCGCTCTGCAATCTCTTTTTCAAGCTCGCTCGCCAGAATCATGGCGGGAACCCAATCGCGCGGATCTTGGGCAAAATCCTCGTGACCAAACATGGTCGATTGCAACATCACTGGCATGAGTGACTGTCGCCCACTCACCCCATCCCTGACAACCCTTTTTGACCACTTTCCACCACTTTTCTTCACTTCCACCAGCTTTCCAGTGGCTGCGGGGGTTGCGCGGGGGCTCAAAGAAACTTTTCCCAGTTTCCAGCCCATTGTCGCTTTTTCGCCTGCATGGCAAAAGTTGCAGATGATTCGGAATCGCCTCGTTTCGAGTAAATCCGGCATAGGGCATCAAACCCGGCGTGACCGGGCAGTTCTCCTGCTCCACCGAATTTGTGATCATCCTTTTTCCATGCGATTGCCGCCTTTTGCTCAATGGCGACCATTGCTTCCGCGATATGCAACGCCCGAAGCTCAGCCTCTGGATTTTCCTTCCTGCTCCGCATCCAGAAATTAACGAGATCAGTGTAGGAGCAATGCAAGTCGAGAACAGATGACGCCTTGGCAGGAACAGTTTCAGCGGCCAATGCAAATTTTGTTCCAATCGGCCTCGATGCCGGCCCAATAAACCAAGCGGTTAATTTGCAAAGAAACTCGAATTGAGTCATGCGCGAGAGCGTTCGTGGTGGCCCGTCGTCGATTTGCTGGAATGCGCCCATCGGCTGGTTTACACACTTACGGACGGCTTT